GGAAATTCGTTACAGTTCTGTTAGTAACAAAACGATAACCCCTAACCCTAAACCTAAACCTATACCTAATAAATTATATATAGAAGATTTTAATAAATTTTGGGAGTTGATAAGAATAAAAAAAGGGTCAAAGAAACTAGCGCAACAACGATTTCTTAAAGAATGCGAAGGGCAATCTCCAGAAACAATCGCCGAAGCATTTAACAAATATGCCTCGGAAGTAAAAGATAAACAATTTGTAGCGCATGTTGCAACTTGGTTAAGCCAACGCAGATTTGAAGATGAAATAAATAATAAACCTGTAGAAATAGAATTACCGCCTGTTATCTACAATGGAATGATTCTAAAGAAGCATGGAGAGTTTGGAGAAATGTACGAGTACATAGATGAAAATGGTAAAAAGTACCAAAAACATAAATGGAAATTTAATTCTAAAGTAGAACCTATTTAGAATGGTATGTATCGTATAGTTTTTTTAAATGTGGGCTTTTTATAGGGCTTTTTTCTTTAAGTGTAAGACCATATTCATTTGTTTCATGTGAAACATTGTAATCTTTTTTCTTAATTAAGGAATGATCAAACTTTCTCCAACTATGTGCTATTACATGTTGTGGTCTTTTATATCTTCTTTTTACATCTACAACACCTGGCCACATTCTTTTAAGTGCATTTGCCATATATAATCTTCCATGACCTTTGTATAATTCGTCAGCATTACCACCTTTCATAGTACCAGTAGTTTGTTTGTTTTGGCAAAAAGCATTAAAGGCAACAGTACACCATTTATCAGAAAGAACTTGTAAACATAAATCTGTATCTTCATTATATCTACCTCTCCACCGGTATTTAAGGTCATTTCTAATTAGTAAAAAAGAATAAACATGTGTATTCAAATAAAAAGGTGGATTACCACCAGCTACAAACATAGAATAATTTAAACCAGCTATAGCAATATTTTCATATCTATCAGTAAAATCTTCAAGAACTTTAAATGCAGGTGCTGATTTACATCTAATTCTTTTACCCTTGTATGTTCTATAAATAAAATGAATATTATCATCTAATATCCAATGTCTAAAATGACCATTTTTTTTTGCATCTTCCCAACACCAATTCCTTGCAGGTATAGAACCTAAACCAAGATTAGAAAAAGGTAATGTAAGTATTTTATCTTGACCAAATTTATTTGCATATTTTTGTGTTTCTTGTGGTTCTACTACAATTTTAAAATCCATATTGTCATTTGCTAAAAATTTTGCAGTATAACAAACATCTACTCTGTTTTTAGATATGACATAAATAGGGTATTTTGTTTTATTCATCAGAAAATTCTACATTTTTAGTATCATCTTGACCTTTATATGGATACCAAACTGATTTTGTTTTTTCTGTAAGTGGTATATTTAAAACTTTGCCAAATTCTTCTCTGTCTTTGTCATTTGCAAAAGAAACAATTATTTTTTTTGGCATTGTACTTGGCTCATATTCAGGCATACCAACCCATTCTGCGGCGGCATCAAAATCTTTTATTTCACTTTCTGGTCTTGTAGTAAATAATAAATTACTTAACATCATTTCATCATAACCAGTACCAAGTAAAGTATTATTATCCATTATACTTTTTAATGTTTCTGATAAACTTATTTGATCTATTTCTGCTAAATGACCTATTTCGTTATCTGATACTAATAGCTTCATAGCTTTTGGATCACTTGAATTAAGATTTATTTTTAATGTTGGAACTTTTGTAAAACCCATTCTTTTACAGGCTTCATAAACTCCATGACCAGCTAGTATAATATTATCATTTGCTATTAATATATTTCTATAAATACCATTTTCCCTTATTGATTTACAAATATGTTCTAATTGATCTTGTGGATGTTTTTTGTAATTTTTTGGGTGAGGTTTTATTAAATTTATATCTACCAGTTGTATATCTTCTTGCTTTGGTAGTACCTGTTCTAGTGTTGGATTATCCATAAAGTCTTATTGTTACCATAATTTAAACAGAATAAAAATCATATTTTAGTGTTAATTCTTCACCTTTTTTTATTATTCGTTTTGTATATAAATAATATTTATTCCCTGTCTTTTTTTTAACACAATTAGATTTAAAAGAGTGATTTAAAAAACCACCTAATGGACTTCTGAAAATTTGATCTTCAACTAGTAAGTGTGTCATACCAATTTTTAAACCTTTTTTTAATCTTACTTTGGTAAATATTCCACTTCCTTCAATCTTTGAATCTTTTACTTTTAGATAATCTGGAAGAGGTCTATATAACTTTTCTCTTTCATCTGGCATAATTTTTTATAACAGAATAAAAAAAAAGCCACAACCCATTACAGATTGTGGCTTAATTTTGTATTTGTTATGCCGCTTTTTGTACTTCTTCTTGTTGTTTTTCAATAAAAGCAACAGCTTTATCAGCAAGTGACATAGCTTTAAAAAGTGCTTTTGGATCATCTTTGATTTTAGTAATCCAGCTTTTTAAATATTGTGCTGATTCTTTTTTAGGTTTATTAGTAATACCAAGCAAACAACATTGAAGTGCCGCTCCAAACTCTGCAACTAACTCTTCAAAAGCATAAGCACTATCACCAAATCTATTTGCTAAATCTCTATTACATCTGTCTTTATGACCAGTCCAGTGTGTTAATTCATGTAACAAAGTTGAATAATAGTTTTCTGTAGCATTACTTGTACCAGTTTTATTGAAAAACTTTTTATCAACCATACCAATTATATCTCTTGTTGGAGAATAAAAGCATTGGTCATAACCATTTTCAATAATAGCACCTGTATTATTTACATACTTTTCTACTTCCTGATCTGTTTTAGCACCATCACCAAGTTTAAGGTACTTATTAGCCAAAGTTGTTTGGCTCATATTATATACCCAGAAAAAAGCCATATAAACTGCACTAGCTGTTTTTTTATCACCTTTTTTATGATTAGCACTATTTCTTTTTGCTGTAGTTTCATAATTATAAGGTTTGTAAAAATAAACTTGTGTAGCTTTATTTTTTTCTTTCTCAAGTATTTCACCACCTTTGTCTTTGATTTGTTTAGCAGTACCCCAAACATTAGTTGTGTATTTGTATGTTCTTTTGTTTAAGTTTAACCACCAAACATTACCACCTCTATAATATGGATTGCTTTGACCAACCTTACTTAATTTCATTGGCATTCCATCTTCTATAAATGGCATAATAAAATTAGTACCAGATTTTTCCATTTCTTTAACTAATGAATCTGCTACATGTTTTATGTACTCATCTCTTTTCATTGCTGTCATGTTTTCTCCTTTTTTTAGTTATTGGCTACCTCGTCAGTATCTAGTTGCCAAGCTAGATATACAGGCGATAATAAAACCGCCTGTTTCGGTTTATAATTGTAAGTCGTACTTTTCAGCAAACTTTGTCACTTCTTTTTCTATTGACCAAGGACTAATTTGATCTTCAATAGCCATTTGAGATAACATTGAAGTATCTCCCCAACTATTTGTCATATAGCCAGTTTGGTAAGTTATATCTTTTAGTAAAGCAATTAAGTCTTTTTCTAAAGGTGTAAGTGTAATTTTTTCTAAATCTTTACCATCAGAAATAAATTTACCACTTGCTTTTGAATCAACTTCTACCTGATTATCTTCTGTAAAACCAGTAATAATCCCAGTAACTCCTTGACCAACTATAAAACTTGTCAAATTTGGAATATTGATTTCTATATCTTTTACAACTTTTACTTTATTACCTATTTCAAGTAATCTGTTGTCATAAGACCAAACTTCATTTTTTCTGTCTTGCATTTTTTTCTCCTATTTTAGTTATTGGTATTTCTCATCAGTAGTTAGCCACCACACTAACTAGACAAGGGAATGTAAATCCCCTTGTTTCGATTTTTAGTTATTGCATTGAGCATTCCAGTTGTTTACAAAATCTTCTGTAAGATCAACCCAAACATCTACTTCACAATTATTATCTCTTAAATGTTGAATTATCTCATCTGCATATTCTTTAGTATTAATGTAACAATCAACAACACAAGCTGTTTCACTAAATTTTCCATAAACTTTCTCATTGAAAAATTTAATACCATCATTTTGTAGTCTAAAGAAATATCTTCCATCAGTTTTTACACTCACTTTTGCATCATAGTTGATATTTACACCATCACTATTGTATATTGGTTTTGTCATTGTTTTCTCCTTTTAAGTTATGGCTTATCATCAGTATATATCCGCCACGATATATATAGGGGTAAATAAATACCCCTTTCAAAATAACTAAAGGGCTTTTGTAGTAACCGAATCCTTACTACTAGATAATTGGAAGCTGAACTTCTAATCCGAAGAAACCAGAAAATTTTAGGACTTACTAAAAACTCAATCTACTTCTGAGTGATTTTGTTTATGGTTTAAAGTGGTCAAAAATCTAAATTGCACTTTTTATATGTAAATAATACTTGTAATATCCTGAATGTAAATAGTTTTTATTAATTTTTATTATTTTTTATTAGATAGAAAACCCTTATAAATAGCGCCTTATTTAAAGAACATTAGTAGAACATAATATTTTTCGTCTAATAAGCTAATATTTACCCATAATTTCTAATAAAAAACCTTATTTTTATTGGTTAATTAATTTTTTTCGGTTATAAAAAAAGAATTATGGAACAACAATCTGCTGGAAGACCAGAGTACCAAAAGACAGAAGAAGATGCTAAAAATGTAGAAGCACTTACAATAGCTGGAGTAACTCAAAAACTAATAGCCGAGATATTAAAAATATCAGAACCAACATTAAGAAAGCATTACAGAACTGAATTAGACACTAGTAAAGCTAAAGCAAATGCAGTAATATCACAGGCATTATTTAAACAAGCTAGAGAAGGCAATATTGCGGCACAAATATTCTGGTTAAAAACACAAGCAGGGTGGAGAGAAACAAATTATCATGAACTTACAGGAAAAGATGGAGATAAACTCTTTGACGAACCAAAACAACTTATTGAAATCAGAAGAGTATTTGACGAAATTGACTTTACCAAACCAAAAAATATTACTGAACCAGTTACAATGGTACAAGACAGCAAGACAGAATCAGAAAACACCAAAGGGTAATTGGAATACTTGGTTAGTATTAGCTGGAAGAGGTTGGGGTAAAACAAGAACTGGAGCACAAGATATTGCTTTTTATGGTCTTACAAAGCCAAATACAAGAATAGCAATAGTTACACCAACATTTGGTGATGCTAGAGACACATGCGTTGAGGGTGTATCTGGTCTATTATCTTGTATTGATGCGGATTTAATTGATAATTGGAACAGGTCTATTGGTGAACTTAAACTAAAAAATGGCACAATTTATAAAACTTTCTCTGCTGAACAACCTGATAGATTAAGAGGTCCACAATTTCATAGGGCTTGGTGTGATGAACTTGGTAGCTGGAGAGATC